AGTAAATCCCAGTTGTAAACCGAATATCACTACATTCGCAACTCGAAACCATCTGGAAAATACTTACGGATCATCATGGAAGCCTTCTTACTCGAAAACCGCAAACCCCAAATCACCACTCTCGCATCAGGAAAGACTCTCAAACCAGCGACACATCGTTTGAACTTGCCAGCGTACACGAAGTTGATTCATGAATTACGGACAAAGACGCATGCCAAGGTGGCCATTTCGCTTTCAACTGATAGCCAAATACATATGGTATGGGTAAAATCAGGTCTTGTTTTCTTCACGCCTAGCGCGTCTCATCCAGCGTATGTGAATTTCGCATCCTCGAACAGACTTACCGATGTGCCAGCACTCACTAAAACGACGTTCCCGCAATCAGATGTGAAGTTAATAGAGACGACTCCCTTGCCTAACGATGAAACCTCACATGTCGCATCATTCCAGCTCGTAACTTGGATGGAGGGAGCACTGAACATTCTGAATGATTTGAGTAAGTGTGCGATCAGTTTCATCAATCAATGCGAGGATACGTTCAAAAGTGGAACTAATCTAAACAAGGAGTTGTACAATCGATGCATTACGGCAGAGTCGCGTGACTTCTGCAACCAGATGAAGTTTGTATTAATCGGACGTCTATGTTATGGCCAGACAACGTCACCGCCTCCGATCCAATTGTATCAATACGGCGTGACACCATTCATCTCATCAGACATCATTTGTGAAGGTGCTGCTTATCGTCCTATTGATGTTGAGAATTATGCCATGAACAGTAATCACACGGTATCTTATGCCCCATTCTTTGTACCTAATGAGACCAAGCCGGGTAGTCGCATCGATCTAATAATGGTTAACCATCTTAAGAAATTCAATCTGATGTTCGATTCTTGGTACAAAACTGGTGGTAGTGTGATGGTATCTTCTCGTCCTGAGCGTACACAGAATGAGGCTTCAGTTAGCCAGATTATGCCTACTTCTGTAAAACATATTGCTAATGAAGATTTAACGGCAGATGACGGTGAAGGATCAGAGTAGTGTCCTTGGTGGTATGTGTGTATCTGTTGTAAGAGCGGGATTATGGATTTGATTTAAGGGTGGTGGGTGTCTTACGTGTGTGTCCCTGTGAGATTAGTATAGGTGGTGGGTAGTATATGTAGGCCCTTAGGGCACTGGGGTAGTTAGCC